GCGCTGCATCGGGTTGGAGCCCGCCAGCTCAACCACCAGATCCGCAGCCGAGTAGCCTTGGTTGAGGTAGCTGATCCGTGCTTTCTGGATGCCGGAGCCCAGTTTGTTCGGGGCAGCCATGTCAGCAGGATCGTCATTCGAGGCGTTAGGCTCTACAGACGAATCCAGATCGCGCCAGAACGGAATTTGGATCTCTTGGCCGCCGGTATTGGCTTTCTGGTCGAGCATCTCGTTGCGAACAACAACGCCGGACTCGAAGAAAGCGGTTCTTTCTGGGGTGTTTTCCGCCTGGTAGTCGGCGTAAACCTCGGGGATTACTGCATCGGAAAGGCGAGTGGTCGCCATAGTGTGTTACTCCTGATTGGTGGCGTCGCGCAGCTGTCGATATTTCTCCGGATCTTTCCGGTAAAGATCAGTGCGCTCGGTTTCGGTCATGTCGGAAAACTTCTTCGTGGCCTTGCCACCGTTGTCGCCGGTCGGTCCGGCGCCCTGAGCCCTTGGCCACAGGTGTGTTGCGGTTTCGCGCAGCGATTCCGCCCATTCGAGCGGAGACAGAGGCGTCTTGCCGTCCTTGCCGTAGATGACCTCGCCATCACGGTCGGTGGCTACCGCCTCGCCGTCTTCACTGAGTTTGAAGGTGCCCTTGGCGCGCAGGATGATGTCCTCGGCAGCCTCGGGCAGCGCCCCGGCCTTGATGGCGGCAGCGCGGATGGAATCGGCCAGCACCTTGTCGCTGTAGCGCGCGGCGAAGGCCTCTGCTTTATCTGCTCGAGTCTTCTCGGCGGCCAGTTGCTTGTCGTAGTCGCCGCGCAGGCGTTCGGTGCGGCGGGTGATGACTTCGTCCAGCTTGCCTTCGGCAATCAGCTTGGTCTCTTCGTCCTGGCCGACTTTAGCGAGCAGGCCTTTCACTGCATTGATGTCCAAGCCTTCGAACTGGGTTTTGAAGCCTTCCAGTTCGGTTGTGGAGGTCTTGAGCTTGCCAAGCAGCTCGGAGTTCTTGTTCTTGAGCCCGGCGGTAGCAGCCTCAACGGCAGCCGCGATAGCGTCTTTTACGGCTTGGTCTTCAAGATCAATCTGGTTTTCGTCTGCCACTTGGTACACCCCTTGGGTTTGATTTCCCGCTTTGCGGGCATAAAAAAACCCGCCGTTGGCGGGTTTGAGTTCGCGATCTGATTACGGACGCACGCTCTTGCTCAAATCTGCATATAGCTCCCTGTCTTTGGCCACTTGCCTCTGCGCATCCTCCTCCGCTGCCTGACGAAGGTGTTGCATGGCCGGAATGAAAATGCGATCAAGTAAAGATGACGGGACAGGTATCACAAGATCATCATGAGCAAGTCGGAGGATCAATGTGGCTTCCTTAGTCCTATAGAGATCGATGGCACTGAAGAATTCTTCGTTCACGCCGTAGTTCATGTCCCGCTCGCGAAGGCCTTTGTCTCGCACACGCCTGACCGCCGGACGCACTAAGAACTCTGCAAAGGAATCGAAGTTGCTTTGGTCAATATCTATGATCTGCTGGACATCTCCACGCTCCAATTTCGCGGGAGTCGAAAATCCAGGCTGATTTTTAAAAAATTGGGATAGACCCAAAACCACACTATTGAGCCTGAGCTCGGCTCCCAACACTGTGACAGGTATAAGCCCTTCACAGACAAGGCGCACGCGCCAGTGGGTTGGGGAGGAGGTGTTCACCAACAGGGTACGAATGCGATCTTTTGATTGCTGGAGTGAAGACTGCCAAAGTGCCACGGATACGGCCAGCAGCGCACCTACGCCAGAGACCCAACTGCCAGCCGCATTCCAATCCCATACATACCTGACTGTTGCACTCGGGTTTAAATTGACTCCAGCAGTAAGACCCAACATTCCGCAGATGACGCAGGCCACAATTACGATTAAACCGAACATCCAACTCATATCGCGCTCCTTGATGAAGCCGAGCGTTATATCAGCGGAATGGCCAAGTATCCATTCCTAGGATTTGACAGCAAACAGCCCACGCATCACCAGATAGTCAGCGAATTGCGTCCGGCTCCCCACCCACAGCGGAGGATGGTTGCGGTGATCCGCGGAACTACGCGTCAGCGGCACCCGCTTCTTGGCGTCGAACGAATGCATCGGCTCTTGGAGTTCGATGCCTTGATCTGCAGCATAAAGCTCGATGGCCAGCATGGTCTGTCCATGGCGAATGCCGTAAGGGATCAGCGTTTTGCTGAGGAACTCTCCAGCGAGCACTATGCCATCGCGCGGCCAGGCCAGCGGCTGCCGAGCCGATGCGGGCTGGCCCTTCCACTGCATCGCCGTCATGGCGTGTACAGCTTTCAGCAAATACTCAACCCGGCCGGCTTCATCTGCAGGTACCGGAAACCCGTAGTAATCGCCGTGGAATCTCAGCGCGTCGGGGTCGGCGTAGCTATTCGCATCGGGGCTTTCCCCGCTGCCGTGCTCAACGATGATCATGGCGCGCCCTGGTGTAATGGGCGATTAGTTTACACCGGCACGCTCAAACATTTGCGGCTCGAGCGTTTTCATCTGCTCCAGAGTCAGCGGCTTGAAGTTGGTGCTGAGCTGCAGCGCCGCGAACTTGCCAGGCGTCAGGCCTCCATCACGAAACAGCTTGCCGCGAACAGGTCCGAGGGCGGCATCCTGGAAGCTGGCAGACTGCGTGGCGAGCCAGTCGTAATAACTCAGACCCGCATCGACTTGCCTTCCCCCTGCATCGCCAACCGATGCGCGGGTGGCGCCGCTGGAGAACGTCGCCGACAGCTTGGTGATAGGAATTATCGTGGTACGGCAGTTAATGTGGAATGGCGGCACCGGCCCCTTCCCCACCTCATACTCTCGACCATCCAAGCTCTTGCACTGTGCGCTGGTCTTACGGTCCAGAGTGGCGACGATCCGATAGCCTGGCACGACATCGGTATTCGCTCTGAGCGTTTCCATGCGCGCGGTTGTGGCCACATGCTGAATGGCCGTCTGCACCACCGATGCCGCGTTGCGGTTACTGATCGCCAGAACGCCGTCGGTGAAGTTCTGTGCGGCGGTACCGCGAACGGCCTGGATGATTTGCGCGTTCGTCTGGCCTTGGCCGAAGCCGAGCCTGATGGTGTTGGTGACCCGCATCGTTTCCGCGCGCGTCCAGCCGCTGAGGAATGGCTTCAACAACTTGCCGCCGTCGAGCCCGGTCACTTGCAGCGGATAGGAGAACACCGCCGCGCGGATAACCGCGTTGCTCGGCACGACAGCATCAATCGAGAAAGCATGGTTCAGGCTGCTTGCCTCGAACGTTGACTCATAAAGCGCGATGTCCACCAGATCAGCCTGAACCACGTCGGCATAGGCCTTGTAGATGTCGAGCAGCTTACCGTCGACCCGCGTGAGGAACTCTTCCAGGCGCTGGCGGTTGTAGGTCGTAAGTTCCTTGCGGGTCAGCTGGTCGCGAACCAGCGTGTCGATCTGGCGTAGGTACTTCTCGAATTTCTTGACCTCGCCGGCCTTAAGCCGCTCGATCATCACCGAGTGCCGGGTCGTCTGCTCCAGCAGTTGCGCGTCCTGTTCCGCCGGTACCGTCGCCATTTTCGTTATCCAGGTTGATGCCAGCAGATTCGCGCTCGTCGCTGATCAGTTCCGACTCGTCTTCGTAGTCGCGCTCTGGCAGCTTGCCGGTGGTGAGGTACAGCCAGTACGTGTCGGCGCTTACGGTGCCTGCCATGACTGCCTTTTGCAGTTCAGCCAGCATCTGAGGGTCAACGACCGGCGTGATGAATTCAGGCTTGACCGTGAACGTCACATCATCCGGTTTGTAACCGGTCCACTCGGCGGCATAACGCAGACCCTGCTCGATTGCTTCGGCAACCGACATGACGATGCTGTGCAACGTGGCGTGCTGATCGTTCTGGCGAGTCTTCCGGGCTTCCCCTGATTCAGCATCGCCTGACACGTCCATCACCTTGGCGCCTGCTTCCAGCGCTGCGCCCTTCTGGTCGGCCATGGCCTGGCGGTTGGCTTCAATGCCGGCGCCTTGGAACTCCAGATAACCGCACTGCCCGTTAGGGCCGAGATCCCATGCGGCAGATGGGCCGGTGACGCTCAACTCCGTGCTTTCGTCCAACCCTGACACCCACGGCTGCGGGTGACTGGTCTGGTGCAGCGCGGTGAAGTAGTCGGCGCTGATCTGATAGGACTTCACAGCGGCGCGAGCCATGGTCAGCAGCGGCACTTCATCAACATCCGCCGAGTTGTCCGTTGATCCGCAGTAGATCACCGGCAAATACGGCAGGCTCTTGACCAATCGGCCCGCAGTGTCTGTTGTGCCCAACGCCTTGAAGTCTTCAACTGGGTCGCCTGATTCGCTGATCACGCCTGTTTCGCAGATGCCTTCGCGCATTCGGAACACGCGGTAGACTTGCTGCATATCGTGGTCATATTCGTCAGCGTCTGGCTTGTCCCGGAACTCCAAGAACACAGCCAGCACCAGAT